AAGTTCCTATGTCAGGTTTAGTCTTATAGGCTACAGAGTTATTAGCTAATGCTCTCTGACCCTCTCTTATTATATTTTTATCATGTTCGTCATACCATAGACCTGACTTAGCTTTTCTTATTTGATTATCATTTAGGTTGGATAGTGATATTAGTGCAGAACGTCTTACACCACCTACAACTACTACTTGTCCAATCTTACACATTATATCGTGACACTCAATAGGATAAAGTCTTCTGCCTTTAGCACCTTTAAATCTATTTATACAAAAATTAAATAAGTCTACAAAAGGTGCAGGACCTGATGCTCTGCCACCCATAGTCTTTAACTTTGCACCTGCAGGTCTTACATCTGATACATCAAGAGTAGGTATCTGTCCTATATATAGCATTGCAATTATTTCTCTTAGTGCCTTTGCCCAACCTGAACGAGAATCAGCAACCTTTATAACAGTATCACTATATTCAAAGTGTTCATTAACAATAGGAAGTTTGTCTACATTACTTCTTTCAACTGAGAAACCTACACCTGTGCCACACATAAGTATATACATACACTCATCAAATGCTCTTACAGAGTCAACAGGTATATAACTACAGTTGTAGCTTGTAACATTACAAGTTTTAAGAGCAGGACCTGCAGTCATTAATGCTCTCATACTAGGCATAACACCTAGTCCTAACACTTTATCTTCTAATTTATTTCTTAGAGATTTAGTTAGTATAGTTCCATGAAGGTTTTCCATATAGTCAAAATATCTTGAGACAGTTTCTGTCCAAGTCTCTCTTCTTTCTTCTTCATCAATCCATCTTGCGTATCTAGAGATGGCAATAAAATTTTGGTAGTCTGTTGGTAATAAGTTGCTTTTCATTTTAATGTCCTAACACTGCGTTGATTCTTTTTCTTGTATATTCTACTTCACCTGATTTTAAAACTTTAAATGCGAACTCTCTCATATAGTTGTAGTCTATATTTGCATAGTCACATACAATCTTAAAGTCCTCTGAGGTAACACCTACAGAAGCAAAGAACCAAGCCTTTGCTCTGTCTCTTTCAAGTATAGATGCTTCAGGTTCACCTTTATAAGTAGGTTTTGTTGCATCAAGTAAAGCTTGTAGTATGACACACATATACATTGTCTGTTCAGGAGTACTTCTTTCTTTAAAGAAATCTTCCTCAACTACAAAATTAACAGTTGATTTTATTTTGCTATCCAATCTTCTGGTATCCCACTACTAGCCTTACAATATTTAAAACCATATTTCTCACACCATATCGCATAAGTCATCTTTCCATTTTTGTATAGTTTCCTGTTGGGATTATCAAATACAAAGCGAATGTCATACTGAGGAAATTGTTTTTTTACAAACAAATGTTTCTTTCTGTCCTCTAGTACGAATCTTCCTTTGACTTCTAGGATAACCCCATTACTTAAAATGAAATCAGGTATGTACTTTTTGGATTCCAACCATTTATATTTTATGGTTAGCTTTTCGTATTTGAATGATACCTTATTTTCTTTTAAAAAGCAATAGGTATTATACTCTGAATTGGAACGAAATTTATACTTAGGCATTAGACTTCTTGCACATCAGGTGTTTTATGTACTTGAGTTAAGTACCTTATACCTGTAGAATACTTAAACTTTCTTAATCCTCTACCACCATTTGCATCAGACCAACAATGGTCTCTGTATCCACAGAACACACAACCTATTGCAAGTTTTTTATTTCCTGACTTACCATCAGGCTCATCAGGATAACACTTAGGTGGTACAGAAGAAGACTTTAAGACTTCCTTCAAGTGCTTTACTCTGTCTGTAGCATTTATCATATGAATACTTTCTACAGGCATAAGTGCAAGTTCTCCTGTAGATTTATCTACTGCAAAGAAAGATGCATGGTCATCACCTGCACTCTCTGCATATGCACTTATCTGAGACATATAACCAAATGGGTCATTAGTAGCAAGAGAACCATCCTTAAACTTTTTAAAGCTATAAGATGATGCACTCTTTATATCAACAAGAGTACCATCTATTCTACAATCTTTATGACCTTTGACTCCATCTACTTCTTCCATCTTTTGTATTTCAGAAACATCATGTCCTGAAGCTTCTGATAAAAGCACAAGAAGAGACTCTAGGATTTCTCCATATAAAAACTTTAATCTAGTTTTTGCGTCAATCTTTTTTGGTTTAATATCTGATTTAATATCATACCATAACTGTCTATCAGGTCTTCCTATTTGAGATAGTCTTAACGTAGTTAAGTCTTCTCTCTTCTCAAATAAGAACTTGTCAATAGAAGCCATTATATTCTTTTTAAACGTATCTAAAAAGTCTGTATTGATTTTACGTTTATCTAAACCTTCATCAATAGTTTTATATATGTCTTCTATTAACGTATCTATTTTTTTATTCATAATAATTCCTTATAAAAATCCCACCAACCACAACCCACTTCAGCATTTAGCTTAATCTAGAAAGGAATTTCGTCATCCAAGTTATCACCTGACTTATACCCATTAGGTACAACATCAAAGTCCTCACCCTCTGTATACTCTACAAGGTTAGTAACTTGGACTGCCTGAAGGTCAGCACCAATGCCTGACTTCCCTGCGTAGCTCCATTCATACGTTTTATAAAGAACATTAACGTCAGAACCATTGCCAATCAATGTTCCTTTGATATCTCTCTTCTGAGAGTCTTTCAAAGAAGGTGGATTATTTTGATTACCACTCTTAGAAGTTACCTTCCTTTTGATAGTAACAAAGTCTCCTCTCTCATCATCTTTATTCTTAACTGCAAGACCTGAGTCGATAGCCTTCTTTTTATTAGCACCATCTAGTGCTAAGTCAATAGTCCAAACAGGCTCAAACGTAGTGTTTGGATTAGATATAGATGCCCAATAGGCTTTACCATTTAATACTGGCATATTTTTTCTCCTTACTTAATTAGTGCAATCTTAGTTGCTATTAAAATATAATGAATTATACTACATAACAATTAGTCTGTCAACACTTAATGTGTCTCATACCAATTTTTTCCAATTTTATATTCACTATCCAATGGACATTGAACATCCAGTTCTTTCTCTACAAGTTTCATAGCTTGTTTAGTTAGGTCTCCAAACCTTTCAGCTTGGTCTCTACGAACTTCAAATTGGTATTCGTCATGTATAGATGCAACAAGTCTATAATCATAAACCTGTTGCACCTTTAAAGTTATTTGTCGTAGCCATTCCTTACAAATGATTGCACCTGCTCCTTGTAAGAGTAGGTTCATTGATGCATGAAATTGTCTGACCTTCAGTAGTCTACCATCAATACCTCTTATCTGTCCTTTCTTTGCAACTCTATCCACCTTATCACGCAAGGTTTTAAGAGAAGGCATATTGGACATGAACTTATTGATAATCTTCTTACCTTCAGTCTTACCACCACCAACTATCTGACCTATTTTATCAGGACCTGCTCCATAGATTAGAGCATAGATAAAAGTCTTAGCTTGGTCTCTAGTCTTTAGACCTGCAGCCTTCTGATTGGCAGTATGTATATCACCTTCAACTACTTCCTTTGTAAACTTGGAATCGCCCATGTAATGAGCAAGGCAACGAAGCTCTAGGCTAGATGCGTCACAACCTAGTAATACATAATTACTATTGGTAGGTATCCAAACTGACCTACATTCCTTTCCATAGGGAGAATAGGAAGCAGGAACTTGAGCCATGTTTGGAGAGTTGTGTGCCATTCTTCCACTAATTGCTTTTAGTGTCATAACTCTACCATGCACCTTGCCATCATCTTGGACTACGTCTATCCAAGATTTTATCTGAGAAACTCTCTTCTGCAGTAGAAGATAATGGGCAATAGTTTGTGCTTCAGGAATATTTTTAATTCTTTTTAATGTTCCTTCATCAACTATAGGATGCCCTGTAGGTGTAAGTTTCTCAGGTTTCCAACCTTTCTCTATCAATCTCTTTGAGATTTGTTGTCTAGAGTTAGGATTGAACTCTTCCACACTATCATCTAATCTCTTACCTGTCTTCTCTGAATATCTTTCTGTAATGATAGGTGGGAATATTTCTTGTAAATCTTTTTCTATCTTGTCTGCTTCTTCTTCAAGCTTTGAACATAACTTGTCTGCCTGTTCAACATCTAATTTAAATCCATTCTCTTCTTGCTTATTAACTATTGCTCTAATCTGATGCTCTAGAAACATGGATTTCTTTGAATACTTTTTTAGTGTAGGAAGTAAGTGTAAGTATAACTTATGCGTTAACTGAACATCCTTGATACAATACTTTAACATCTCTTCATTGAAATGTGAAAAGTCATTGTATTCCATCTTACCAAATCCCAATCTCTCTCCCCATGCCTTGAGTGAGTGACCACCTTCTAGCATAGGGTCAGAGAGTTGTGAAAGGATAAGTGTATCTCTTACTTGAGATAATTTTATTTTGCTACCTGTCAGTTTATTAAGTATAGGTGCATCAAAGGATATTCCATTATGCATAATAAATATATCTACAGACTCACTCCACTTAGCAAAGTCTTTCAGAGTATCTCCATGCCATGATAAGACTTCTCCTTTGTCAATATCTTTGGCAACAATACAATGAATGACACTTGCATTTATGTCATCAGTTTCAATATCTACTACGTATTTTCTCATAAAAAGTCCTCTACATCTGTTTGGTTATCAGATTCAAGTGGATTCTCTATCTCTTTTAGTCTACCTGAATCCTTGTCATATAAGAGGTAAGTGGCTATGCCTGTCTCACCTGCATATCTATTCTTTAGTACTCTCACAGTAGTTGTATTCGCTACTGTAGGGTCTTCTGCTTGTTGGTCTCTCTCTAGTGCAATAACTGCATCTGATATTTGAGCAATAGAGTGTGAACCTCTAAGCATTGATAAAGATATTTCTTTACCTTGCTCTTGACCTTTATCACCACTTGCTCTCCTCAAGTGAGACACAAGTAGCATTGCACATCTAGTTTCTTCTACTAGTGAACGTAGCTTAGTCATAAGTTGGTCAATGTTTCTTCTCTCATCTTCACCTTCAATACCTGAAACAAGTATGGATAGATGGTCAATAAGAATATACTTACAGTCTAGTGCCTTGACCATATATCTAACTCTATTTAATATCTCATCAGTAGTAATACTACCAAAGTGGTCAAAGCCATAGAACCTTCTAGTTCCAATAGTTTTTCTTTCAAACTCTTGCAACTGCTCAAGTGTATAGTTCTTCTGTACTTCCTTGATATACAATCTGTCATTAGCTTCTACTGACATGATATGTAGCATAGTCCTAGTAATATTTTCTTCTAGAGAGAACACACCAATGTTATGCTCTGTATTAGTAAGTAAGTGATGCATCAGTTCTCTCATAAGAGATGACTTACCTGCACCTGTACCTGCAGTAAAGGTAATAAGTTCACCTGTCCTGATACCATACAACTTCTCATTCAGTCCATCATAAGGATACAAACAAGTTTCAGTATCATCTTCTGCATATATCCTAGAAGATATATCTGCAAGGTTATGAATACCTGCAGGAGTGTAAGGCTTTGCGTTCCAAAAGTCTTGAGTAAACTCTTGCTTCTTACCTTTCATAAGATACTCATTGGCATCTTTATATCTCATGTCCATGATAAGACATTTATTAGGCTCGAATATCTGAGCAACCTTGATTGCTGCCTTCCTACCATGCTCATCATTATCAAAGCATAATACAACTTTATCAAACTTATTTATGTAGTCATAGTTTGCCTTGATATCTTTGAGTGCAGACTGACAACCATTCTTGATTGATATACTTGCCCA